CTCGTAGTGCCGACCTTCAACGAACTTTCCGGTTTCGGCATTGTAGAGGTTGGCGTAGTAGTTGCCGATGGATTCTTTAGAAAGATCTACGGGTGTCTTAAAACGATGGATTTTGGACATCTTGTGTTCCTTCTGTTATGTGTTAGTGTTCTTACAGTATAGTACCAAAATGAATTAATGTCAACCAATTTTGTAAGTTGTTGATTGTGTTGTATGTTCTACCGCCTTTGCTGTATCATAATCAAATTCATCTGCAAGCCGGTCCAGATATTCTTCGTATTCCTCACGAATCTTAGGATCTCGAAACTCTTCTTCATACAACTCAATAAGTTCAAACATCACATTCACTCACTGTTTCATCATTTTTATATAATACAACAGAAATGAATTAATGTCAACGAAAAAGTTGAAGAATTTGCCTCTTAGATTCAGATGTCATCGATAACACATTATACGCCAATTCTCTCTACAAAGATACCCACACCAGCGGGAGTTGCAAGACTAACACTAAGAACAGCAGGATTACAAGTTGCAATCATATAGTATTGTATTCTGACCAGACGTTAATCTAACATCCATATCAACTCACGGCGTTTTTCATTCCCTTTGGCGCAATCTTTTCACATACCAATTGAGCAACAATTGGAGAAATAACACTACCTACAAAGATACCCACACCAGCGGGAGTTGCAAGACTAACACTAAGAACAGCAGGATTACAAGTTGCAATCATATTCACAATGACGTTGTTCAACATCTTTTTATCACAATTACCTTTCACACCAGGAATTAACCAAATGCTTTCTGTAATCAAACCACCAACGGCTACAGCACAGGCGGTATTCATACCTTGTGTTGCAATATAACCAAGATAGGTAGAACTAATTGCTGTTGAAGTTACCGTTCCCGGATCAGTAGCACTTGGTTTCGGTGTAAAGTATGCGACACATCCAGTAGTAAGAGCGAGATTAAGTCCAATATAACAAGCATTCGCATCTAACCATTCATATGCTTCTGTTGCTGCCCATTCTACGTATTCAACACCATGACTTACACTATCAATACAAGCCTTTGTTCCGTTCTTCCATTCTGTGGAAGTAACATCGAAACCTTGTTTTGCATACTCAGATGCCTGCGATGTACAAGTTTGTGTTGTATGTTGTACCGCCTTTGCTGTATCGTTAGCAAGTGATTCGGCAAAATCTTTCGTTGCATTATAAGCATCAGTAGCGCCATCAGCAACTTTATTAGCAGTATCAGTAACTGTATCGGCGACATCATTTGCGGTGTCTGTTACGGTATCTGCCACGTCATTAGCAGTATCCGCAATGTCGTCTCCTAGTTTAGTCCAACTGCTTTTCTTAAATGGATTCCAACCCATAGAACATCCTTTCTATAAAAAAAAACGATGACCACGATTTTTCCTCTCTTTCAGTACTCCATCTGCCATCCCTACTGGTACCTCTCTGAAACGAGCCTCAGCAGCACGGTGTTATTTATATTTGGTACGCCCACCAGGATTCGAACCTGGACCGCTCCCTAATCTGGGGACCATATGCCGGATATAAGCCGGGTGTTCTACCGTTAAACTATGGGCGCATATTTGGCGATCTCGGCAGGACTCGAACCTGCAACCTAGAGCTTAGAAGGCTCTTGCTCTATCCAATTGAGCTACGAGACCAATTAACAGTTCCAACACAATTTCGAAATTGCGTATGCAAAAGGCAAAAATGATAGTAGAACAAATATTACCATATACCAATCAATCAAGGTAATACTCTCTTTACGACTACATGCCCCATCTCAAATGGTAGAGTTACGACGTCGTAAGCAATACCAATAGGTGTCAATGGTGTTACAGCACAGGCTGAAAGCAAAAGACTGAGACTGATAATGATTACCTTTTTCATAGTTCCTCAATCACATAATTTTCCATTACTTCATTATATACAGACTTGGCAATGTCGTCAACTAAATTTTCATCACATTCAATATGTATAGTCTTACCGATTCGAACATTTTCAACCATATCATATCCCATAGATCGTAAAGCATTTGCTACTGCATCGCCTTGCATATCTTTGATACCGGGACGAAGAGTTGTGGTGATCCTATATTTCTTTATCATTTAGTTTTTCTCCACCATTTCACCGTTACGAACAACGTAGTGTTTAACTTCACACATACTTGACTTAATATAAGCACGGCCTCCGTCGATCATATTGCCGTTCTTAAACCGTTTATAATCATGGCGATGTGCGCTGTACTGTAGATTGCCATCATCATCTTCAACAAGCCCAAACTCTACAGATTCAATTCGATCTGCATTGGTAATCATAATTTGTGGCTTTTGTGTTACTCGTGTATCAACCATATTGTAATATAATCCAAAGTAATGGTTACCAAACTCAGGATGTGGAGTCTCTCTGTAAAAGATATCCATTGCCCATGCCTCAGAGCCCAGAGCACTTGTACACACATAGGTAACAGGAACACCATCTTTCTTAGTATAGTGTTCACTAATCTTGTCAGTATCAAATAGTGGTTCGTGTTTAATCATCATTTCAATCCCATAGCGATTTGTTATTTTATGATATAATCTAGATTTAACCAGTCTTTTCAGACATTGCATGTCTTAGAATGGTCTCGTACTTCTCAACCTTCTTGCGAAGGAGTAGTACTTCTTCATAATAATCTTCAGTCCAATGGAGATCGCGATTTTCCGTTTCTCTTGCTTTTGCAAGATCAAGACATGCGTCCTGCAACCATGCTTTCATCAGTGGATCAATCTGCATGTTCCACGTTTGATTTAGACACTGACGAATAAGGTATTCTGCATTATTAATAAAATCGATGGTATTCATCCTCGCCTCTTTCCAGTGGTTGGATCATTAGCGTCTTCTTTAGATAGTACCTGTAGACCACCTTTGTTATACGCTTGACCGACAACATATTGAGAACTATACATCAGTTTTGTCTCTCTGTCAACTGATTTATTCGTTTGAATCGGTACAATTTTGTTACTGAGAGGAATTTGGTCGGGGATGCTGGATTCGAACCAACGACCTGACGCTCCCAAAGCGCCCGCTCTACCAGACTGAGCCAATCCCCGTTTATCTGCATGAACACCCATCTTACGAAGCCATTTATCATGTTCGATATCGGCTTGTAATTGACGTTTGGTCTTTTTAGATTTACGTTTACGAGTGGATGTTGTTGTCATCCACGGTCCCACAAGATGCATACTCATATCATCTCCAAAAATGGTGCTGGTGGAGGGACTCGAACCCCCGACCAGAGGTTTACAAAACCCCTGCTCTACCCAACTGAGCTACACCAGCAAATTGGCTCCTGGAGAGGGATTCGAACCCCCGACCGGGCGGTTAACAGCCGCCAGCTCTACCACTGAGCTACCCAGGAATAAACTCATTAAGAGAACGCTACCATATACATTAGGATAACTGCCATCAGACAAGAGAAAGCAGTAAACTCGACCAACATCTTCAGAGCATTCAACATCATCATTCTCCTTCGTTCATCATGTTTATATCATACCAAAAGAATTAATTTTTGTCAACCAATATCTCAAAATCTGGATCATTTTTTAAAGCGATCCAACGATGGTCACCCGTGGGGCTAAACACCATTGCAAAAGGTCCTGGCAGCGAACGGTGTTTGGTTGTTTGAATACGGTCGCGAATCTCGCTGATCCAAAACTCCGTACCAAACTGCTGGATGCGATTCTTACCGTGTTTGCTCTTACCTTTGAGCTGGATTTTATCACCTATTTGCATAGTATCTCTCCTTTGCTTGCTCCGTTGTCTCACTCACTATAATCATTATCTTACAGTGGAGATTAAATGTCAAGCAAAATTATTCATATCCCCGAAAATTTTTGATAGACCACTTTTCAACAATCGGCGTACCATCGCCGCCTTCGTCTACGACCACATACGCTACAGTCTTCTTAACAAGACCAATACGAGTTTCGTCGTTACCAACGAAAATCTTGTGGGGATATTCATCAGCAAACCAATCATCATTCTCAGCAAACTCAAACAAGTGATCATACTCCTTTTCTCGGAACTGACCCAGAACTTTAGAGTCAATTCCAATCGTGCGACGGTCGTTGGTATAAGGAGCAAACGCCATATCAATCCTCCCACTTGACAGTGAAACTAACCTTCGCCTCAGCATTCCGCTTGGCGATATCGAAGGTTTCGTACATCTCTACGAAATTTTTGCCAATCCAAAGTTCGTATTCATCATTAATGTTTTCAATGATATCAACTTCACTTTCGGCATTGGTAGCCATCCAAGCGGTCTTGATATCGATGGCTTTGGTGTCGTATTTGGCAAATTTCATCATGTTTCTGTCTCTCTCTGTCTCATTCACTATAATCATTATACTCGATGGAGATTAAATGTCAAGCAAAATTATTCATATCCCCGAAAATTTTTGATAGACCACTTTTCAACAATCGGCGTACCATCACAACCACATCATCCGATCGTGATGGGGTAAGAGTGGCTATCGTCATCAATGGATGCGACGGATTCGATGAGAGACTTGCACTCCGCGAAGGATGCCCACCGCCCCGCATAGTCGCCGTATTTTACGAACCAAGTTGAAGGATCGTCATACGCCCGCTCGATATAGGCGACTGGCGAGGTGTTCGTCGTTTTGTGGGCTCCGGGGCAGAGGCATGTGGTTTTTACGCGGCTGGTCATGTTTCTGTCTCTCTCTGTCTCATTCACTATAATCATTATACTCGATGGAGATTAAATGTCAACAGTTTTTTTATGCAATCTCCAAATTAAGTTCGTCCACCTCATCAAAACCAAAACTTGCAACCATGTGGTACATGCCGTTCTCATCCATGATCACATCACCAACACTCAGGCTGTGCATGGGAAGAAACCGTTCGATGTTCTCTTCTGGACCCATATTACCAACATGGAACACACCATCAAGGCTATTAGCGGTGATGTTGCTGACATGCTCATAGTAACCTTTCTCAAAGGCTTCCTTGACCAGATGTCCAACAGGTTTACCAAACGACATATCAATCTTCATACGCAGCACGTTCTTAGAAACAGCGCCATGGTCACCGGTGCGGTTGATGGTGTCAACTTCTTCATCGGTGAGGTTGATCTGGAAAACTTTGTAAATGCCTGTCATGTTTCTGTCTCTCTCTGTCTCATTCACTATAATCATTATATACGGTAGAGATTAAATGTCAACAGTTTTTTTACGATTTTGGAGATTTTTTTTCGGGCTTGGGCTGTACTGTTACCTCATGAAACCCTTCACCGGCAATCGTGGCACAAATCGTTTTTTGTCTCTCTATATAACCAATACGAACAATGGTAAATGAACCCGTTTCAACATTTGCCCATATTTCCACCATAAATCTGCTATTGTCCGTAATTCCTCTATATAAAACTTTTTCTTCATATGTCTCAATAAGAGGTGTGATAGCATCATCATAAGGAACACAGGTAACTCGTTGAGCAGCGGCGGTGTTAGTGAAACCTACTGAAAACAGCAGGGTTAGGATGAACAAGATTCTTTTCATCGTAGAATCCTCTAATAGCATCGACCAGCGGAGAGATATAATCGTCTCTCTTGCCGAGAAAAATTTGTGGTTCCGATTCCTGGTCTACTGCTATTAAAACGACAAATCGATCCACCGGCGTACCTGTTAGTTCTTCAAACATCACACAATATGCGGTACATTGCATAAAATAATTATCGATCCAATCACGTTTCTTTAATTTACGAGAAGTCTTGAAATCAACGATTGACGCTTTACCATTCCATTTACAGACAAGATCTACTCTACCCGCTATACCAAGATACTCAGAATATAACGGAACCTCTTGCCCATAAACCTCTTCTATCATACTATCTAGTGTATTTTGAACACTTAAAAACATCTCCTTATCTAAAGGAGACTTGAAAACAGGTTCAACATTATTTATATAGTCTTCACAAATTTTATGAAGCCTAGTACCTCTGGAAGATGCTTGTCCTGAAATTCGATTTGCCTCTTCTTCACCAACTTTTTTTCGCCATGCCATAATACCGTCACGAGACAACCGACCAAGAACAGTGGTGATAGAAGGTAAGTCACCGGCAGGAGTATGATACATCCTGCCGGTTTCCTTATTCGTTGTTGCCTTGATATCAGGTAAACTTATTTGGCGATGAATAAATTTCATCATCTTGGATAACCTTCATCAAACTCCCATCCTAAAAAAGTGTTATCGTTTTTATTAGGAAATAAAGGGTCTACATCGCCGTAACCATATAAAAAATCATTAGCATACTTTATTTTGGATACTTGTTTTGTAATTTCTTTATTCAACTGATCTAGTGTCGAGGGCGGAACTAGATTAACTCCAACCTTTTCTCGCCAACGAGTACCGTGAACTACATTCATATAACAATCTAATTGTTTTTCAATCAGTTCCAATAGATACTCATTTGTATATTTTCGAAGTTCATCTGCTTTATATGGAATTTCCCGATCTTCTTCATTACGTACACAGTAATCTAAAACAAGTTCAATCAACTTTTCGCGCATATCTACAAAACTCCCTGCTTTGCTTTTGAGATTATATAGTCTTTCACGATACTGCTTCGCACAATATCGTCTTCCTCAAACTCTACTGTTTGAAACTCTTCTATTGTATCAAGAATTTTCATAAATGTCAATAATCCTTTTCTTTCTTCATCTCTAATAAGATCACTCTGTCTAAAGTCACCACAGAACATAATACGACTATTTTCACCAAGTCTGGTAATGATAGAATCCAACTCATGGAAGTTTAAATTTTGAGCCTCATCAACTATTACAATCGTATCATCTAATGTTAGTCCACGAATATAAGATGTTGTAACAAAGTTGATAAGATTCTTTGTTTTCAGAATCTCGTATGCATCGCCTCTTCCAAATAATTCACTACAGATGCTAGAGTATGGCGCTTCGTATACTTTGGATTTTTCTTTTTCGCTTCCTGGTAGAAATCCCATATCTCTTGTTGGGACTACCGAGCGAACAATGGTAACATTATGTTGGTCGCAGTCTTGGCTTAAAACGTCAGACAGTGCTAAGTAGAGTGATATGAAGGTCTTTCCTGTTCCTGCAAGACCATGCAGTAGAAGATTATATTCTTCGTCATAGTGATCAAAGGCTCGTTTTTGATTTTGTGTTTTCGGTTGAATAGATCGTATTCTAAGCGAATTACTCTGTTGTTTTCTCAGTTCTCTTTTTTGCCTTTTTGTAAGTTTACCTACGCCGTAATCTTCTAGGTTAATAAGGGACATTTATTAGTTCCTTTGTGCGAGTTAAAGTTTTGCTGAGTCTCCACTTTTTGCTCGCTGCTTTCTCCACTTTTCTACAGCCTGTCTTGTTTTTACCTCCTTTGATGTTTGCCGTGATCCTCTAGAAGCAGCAAACGTGGAGTTTGGATTAGCATCAGACACTCGGTCCATTACTTCGTTCCAACCCCCATCATTCTTAATACCACCAACTCCAGAAACGATGTTCATGGAGCTGATAACCTGTTTAATATGAGAATTATTTTTGAGAAATTTTTCTTTTTCTGAGATTGACATAATGTCATCCCATTCCATGCCGGATTCTTCATTAAAAAATGTATAAGTTGGCATTAGTCCTCCTTATCTCTATTTATCAAATAGTGTCTTTTGTCTCATCAAAATCTCTAGAAAACACGCTTTTGAAATTTTCTTTCCAAAGATCAGAATATTCGCTATCCTGATATAATCTAAAAACAGGTGAACCTAAAGTATGATGAATGTTAGATGGAAGTTCATCTTTTTCTAATCCGTAATAATCTCGATCCATTGGTTCGTCTACTAGATAATTCCATTTTAAAGGAAGTTCTCCAATATCATTATCATCGAACCCTTGAAATCTATGAAGATATGCCGGATCTTTTGTATCAGCTAATTTAAAGGTCATCTGTTTGCTTTTATCATGAAGACAATTCCACAGTGTAACAGAAGACCAGTTCTTTCTAGGATAATTCTCTTGGGGAGTACCATGCATCTTATAACGAGATGCAGAAGAATAATCGTGTTTACAAACAGAAACTGGTTTGGACAAGTCCGCCACTTTTAATAAATTCCAAACAGATTCAGTAAACATCATATCACAATCTAAAAATAAAGAATATCTTTCTAATAAACCTTTATATTTATTTTCTATACTTTCAGGATATTGCATATGTAATCTTGTGATAGGAACACAAAGAAATCTAGTCATAGAAAATTCTGTAGATCCTCTTTTATCTAATTTTCTTGATGTATATTCATTGGCATAAAGTTGATTGTAGATCAAAGGAATAATTACAAAATCTTTTCTATGATTACTATATTTTCTAATTGTATGCGCTAGTATTTTAGCGCAGAAATCTTCTTTAGAATCATATCCTATGAATATGGTTAAAGTAGTGCTTCCTGCTTTTTCTAGTGGATCAAAAAGAAATGTCATCTGTTAACATCTTCTCAAACATTGAATAAGACAAACCATGCATATTATTGGATTGACATCTGTAAAACTCATATTGTTTATCAAAAACAAATATAAAGTCTACAAGATGATTATGCGACATAAACCAATCTAGATATCTAATTCTATTTGGATTATCCGCAGCTCTTGTTCTTGTTTCAGCCTTTCCTTTAAACATATTGCTGATAGATTGAGTCTCGTCGTTTTTAATTAAAGAGTCGAATCCTAATATATATAACACCGAACAACCTGTTCTTATAGCACATTTCATAGCAAACATACCAGTATTAGAACGAGGACGAGGACCAGCGTGTCCATGATAAAACATAGACTCTACATGGTCCTCAATATCTTCTGGATAAATTATAGGGGACTGGTCTTCTTTTTCTAACTGGTCTCTCCTATACTCTTCAATGGTAACATGATAATCTACTTTATTAGGATCGTCAAATCCTTTGTAAGCAACGCCACACGAGTAGATTAAAAGATTTTCTTTATTAACAAGATTATTTAAATTGAAATTTTGTCTTGTAGTACCATTACCTATAATAACAGCCGATTTACGATTTATGAATGGTATGTTCTGGATCATCTTCACCTTCATTTAAATTAAATTTATTTTTTAAAGATTCTTGACGTTCTTCTCTCATTTTTCGAAATTTTTTTACTCGTCGTGGATTATCATAATCATCGTAATCATCATCCCACTTGTTACGGCGAGCCCGAAAAGTCTTAGACATAACTATTACCAATCCTTTGCTTCTGTGAAAGTTTTCTTAATAAGCGCCTTAGTGATTCCTTTATAAGGACTCTTTTTATTTTTGATGGACAACATCATTAGAGCATCGTCTGGATCCATAGATTCCAGAAATTCGATAAACATCGTTTCCCGTTTAATCGGTTTGATGTTTTCATACTGACCTTTAATAAAATACTTTATTCTACGAAAATCGTGATATAGGTAATTTTGTAAATCAGACTCTTTTGGTTGTGGTTTGTATGGTGGATCACCCTCTGGGAGATCAAATAATACTTTCGGATCAAACATTAGTCTGAACATAAGTATCAATGGTATACAGGTCTTTGACGATTCTTGTAAATACGCAATTTTCTCATTTTCTGTCTTTAACTTAGACGCCTTTTCAATAATTTCAGCAATACCATCTTTCATTTAAAACTCCTGAATATCAGACATTAGATTTTTCAACCTCTTCTTAATAAAATAGTTCAACAACTTTGATTTATCCTTTTTTTCATAGTTCTTATATGTATCTATAACTTGTGTACGGATTGTTTCTGGTATACGAGATAGATCAATCAACTGAATGTTTCTCATATAGTTTCGATGTACTTCACCATCAAAAGGAGTGATACCACGATTCATATCATCAATCATTGCAGCAACCTTTTTCTTTGTTAATGGACGCTGTCTAGCACCAACGACGAAAACATCATCACGAGAAAGAATATTAGGTACTCCGTCGCCGGCATCGCCCCTGATAACATGTTCGTAAAGGTAAGCCATAGGATCTTCAACTCTAATAAACTTCTTCGTAATAGGGGAATACTGTTCAACATTCTTATACCTTTGCAATTGTGAAAAGTCTTTATCGCCAGAGACAATCATGATCTTTTCACCATTACCACCAAATCGTTCGACCATTGTAGCAATGATGTCATCAGCCTCGGCAGATTCGATTTGAATTAAGACATATGGAAAATTATCTCGAATCTCTTCTTTGATTGAATTCAGCGTATCAAAGATAAGATTCCAGTCGAGTGGTGATTCTTCTCGACTCTTCTTACGATTTGCCTTATAGTAAGGAAAGATTTGACGACGCCAATAGTTCTTGTCATCGCAACAGAGTATCATTTCTCCGTATTCAGAGAACCGTGTCTTAAAGCTACGGATTGAGTTTAGTACCATGTGACGAATAAGATCTTCACTAAAATCTTTATTGCCACTCGCCAGAATGCCTGATAGACATACCTGTGAAAAATCTAACAAAATCATATCACACCTTATTCTTCGTCATCTTCCTCTTCGTCACCAAATACAATATCGCCATTCTCAATCATCTTCTTGAGACGGTCACGATTGTTTAAGATGACATCATATAAAGGATGTTCGATATCCACACTATTATATAGTATGGCTCTCATCATCTCTCCAACAAAAATATAATCCTTGAAGAATCCAGAATCTTCTATAGGAAACCCTTGCATCATCATTTTCGTAGCAAGACGGCTAAATTCTGTGTTGACTACTTCGTCTACCAACATCATTCGATTGATTGTGATAGCCTTTATTGTCTCTTCTTCAGATTGTGGAAGATTCCTTTCTTTTACAATGGGCGATACACCCATTCGTTCCAAAGGAAACTGAATCACATTGCTCATAATACTCTCACTAATAGTGTATCTTTATTGATACGACCTGTAAACGTTGATGGTTTGGTTGTTAGTTTATCCATGAAAGTCCTGAGTTTGACCTTTCCCGATTTTAGCAACTCACCTAGTTGCTCTTGAGGTTTACGTAACATCTTACACATACTTGTTTCCATATCAAAGTTTTGAAGTGTGGTTCCTTTCATCTTAAAACCACCCTCCAAAGAGTTATAACAAGTCAATTTCTTATACTTAACATTATATACCCACAATTGTTTCATGTCAACAATTGTTTCTGGACTTACCGACACAACTTTCAACTCATTCGATTCTTTGAGATATTGGACGTTTTTTACGAGTTGCGCGGCAGACTTTACCTTTGGTTTACGTGGACGACGTATTACCTTTTTATTATTTATATGCTTGTCTAGTTCAGACAATAGACGTTCAAAAAATGCAATACGATTTGTCAAACCTTTACGTTTTAGATATCCCCAGGCTTCTTTAAGATCCTCACTTTTACCTTTCTTTACTTCCAAGAGTTCTTCATATTCTCTTTTATAATATTGAATGATTTTTTCAGTTTGTGCTTTGTTCATATTCTTGATTCGAGCAAACTGATAGAAATCAAACTTGTCATCTTGTCGGTCTACTACCTCTTCTAATTCGCCAATCCATTCTTTTACTGGATCAATCTTATCTTTTTGTGTCGTATTCTTATTAGGGGATTTTACGACTTTCACTTCTTCCTCTGCCAGTTGAGAAATTCTATTTCGAAGATAGTCCATACGAGAGGAATCGTTTGTGTGAATAATACATGCCCAGTGTGGAAACATAAATTTCCAGTCTGGTTGTTTTAGAATAGATGTGGCAATTTTCTTAGGAAACTCAGTACGAATCCAAGACTTGACCAATTCTATAATCTGTTTATTCTCAACTTCGTATTGAAAATAAAAATCAGCCGCCCGTCCAGGAGTCTTAGGGGCACCACTAAGACCTGTTACTCGGCGAGCAAGTACACGTTTCTTACGAGGTTTAAGAGACATTTAGACTTTTCCTTCATTCATTACCAGTCACCCTAGCGTTACCAGTCACCCAAGCGTTATCATACACCCTAGCGTTATTATACACCCTAGCGTTATCAATCACCTTAACGTTATCATACACCTTAGCGTTACCGTACACCCTAGCGTTATCAGACACCCAAGCGTCACCAGTCACCCAAGCGTTACCAGACACCCAAGCGTAATCAGACACCCTAGCGTAATCAGACACCTCAGCATTACCAGACACCTTAGCGTAACCAGTTACCCTAGCGTTATCATACACCTCAGCGTTATCATACACCTCAGCATCAGGTCCAACATAAGCGGTCTCAGAAACAGTGGCGGTATCAGCAACCCAACCGCCTCCGTTAGGATGACGGTGAGCGGGAACCGGACCGTTGCCAAAATCAAAAGTAGTCATTTCATTAATATCGTTCATTTTAGACTCCTTTTACCCATTCAAAATTTGGGTCATTTTGTAATTCTACCCAACGTCCGTCAAAATCCTTATTATGCATAGGACCATCAGTTTTGTGTTCACTACGGAGATGCATTTTACCACCTCGTACTTCTTGTACAAACCACAATTTACCATGTTGCTGAATACGGTTTTTACCATGGCGTGTCTTGCCTGTAAGAACAACTGTATCATTAACTTGTAGCATTTCATTCACTCCTTCTTTCATTACCAAACACCTGAGCGTTACCAGACACCACAGCGTTACCAGTCACCCAAGCGTTACCGTACACCACAGCGTCACCAGACACCTTAGCGTAACCAGTCACCACAGCGTTACCATACACCCTAGCGTTACCAGTCACCCTGGCGTAATCAGACACCTCGGCGTAACCATCCACCACGGCGTAACCATCCACCACGGCGTAACCAGACACCCAAGCGTAATCAGACACCCAAGCGTTACCGTACACCACAGCGTCACCAGACACCTTAGCGTAACCAGTCACCACAGCGTCACCAGACACCTTAGCGTAACCAGTCACCACAGCGCCACAATACACCATAGCGTTACCAGACACCCTGGCGTCACCAGACACCCAAGCGTAATCAGACACCCTAGCGTTATCATACACCCTAGCGTCACCAGTCACCACAGCGTCACCAATCACCACAGCGCGACCAGACACCTTAGCGTTACCAGACACCATAGCGTTACCAGACACCATAGCGTCAGGTCCGACGTAGGCGGTTTCAGAAACAGTGGCGGTATCCGCAACCCATCCACCACCGTTAGGATGCTGGTGGGCGGCGACCAGGCCGTTGCCAAAATCAAAAGTAGTCATCTCATTCACTCCTTCATTCATTACCAGTCACCACAGCGTTACCAGACACCATAACGTTATCATACACCATAGCGTTACCAGACACCCAAGCGTTATCAATCACCTTAGCGTTACCAGACACCTCAGCGTCACCAGTCACCTCAGCGTCACCAGACACCACAGGGTCACCAGTCACCCAAGCGTTACCAGACACCCAAGCGTTATCAGTCACCCAAGCGTTACCAGACACCTCAGCGTTATCATACACCTTAGCGTTACCAGACACCACAGCGTAACCATACACCTTAGAGTTACCAGACACCCAAGCGTTACCGTACACCTTAGCGTTACCAGACACCTCAGCGTCACCAGTCACCACAGCGTAACCAGACACCACAGCGTAACCAGACACCACAGCGTAACCAGACACCACAGCGTAACCAGACACCATAGCGTTACCAGACACCATAGCGTTATCATACACCACAGCGCAACCAGACACCCTAGCGTTACCAGAAACCACAGCGTTAGGCCCAACATAGGCGGTCTCAGAAACAGTGGCGGTATCAGCAACCCATCCACCACCATTAGAATGCTGGTGGGCGGGGACCAGGCCGTTGCCAAAATCAAAAGTAGTCATCTCATTCACTCTTTCGTTCATCATGTTTATATAATACCAGAGATTTTATTTTTTGTCAACCCCTTTTTTTGTTGTGATATAAAATTTTTGGTCTTTGCCAAAATCGTAGGTCCATCTCAATCCGGGGCCCCATGGTGTATCTGTTCCCTTCCAATCCATATCTTTGAGAAACTGCTGTAACTCAACACGACCACCATATCTCGTATCGATATAATCTATAAACTCATCACACCAGGGATCGTCTGGTTTGACGTATCCTGCATGGCCAGGCGGTTTTCTCATCGTGCTCGACCATCTCCCATCAATCCAGGACAACTCATTGCCCCAAGAACCCACAATGGACTTAAATATTCCCAGATATTTTTGTCTTGTTGATCCAGCCACTCTTTCTGAATCATTATAGCATGATATTCTCTTCGCTGTGGACATTCGTATAAATCCTCAATGTCATTATATTCTTGATAATGATGAATGAGTTCGTGTAATAAAATGCTTTGATCCCATATATCATTCACATCAAAATCATTTGGTAGATATATCGTATCAGATACATACACTCCCATCACATTTACTGATTTCTCAGGACCTTCATATTTCACTCCTGGATAAACCATATGAAATAACTGTTCTTTATCTTTTAACATTATATCTGGTAAATGAGGTATTGTCAACCCTGTATGAACATTCATCCATATCATAAAAGATGCTAATAAAGTTTTTATTGTGAGCATTTTAAATATCCTTAAATATAAATAAACCGTATAGACAATAATAAGGAGGTGTAAGGCAAAAATGAAAACCGCAATACCGTTTTTGGTATTTATCGTGGTTTTTATGTTTTCATCTTCTGTGTTTGCTCAAAGCACTATTACTACAAATAACAATAACAATAATGTGAATACGAGTAATAGTAGCAGTACTAGTAATGTCGTTACTGACACTGATACAAAAACGATAGTGATTAATCCACCACCCAGCGCTATTTCTCCAAGTATTAATAGTAATAATATGGATCTTTGCACTACGGGCGCGAGTACTGCTGTACAAACACAGATTTTAGGTCTCAGTAAAGGGACCACTGTTCGTGACCCAAATTGTGAGAGATTGAAGTTGAGTAAAACCCTTTATGATATGGGCATGAAAGTCGCCGCTGTTAGTGTTCTCTGTCAAGATAGAAGAGTGTTTGATGCCATGAAAATGGCAGGTACACCCTGTCCTTATCTTGGTCAAATTGGACAACCAGCCGCTGACCAGTGGGATGCAAACCCCGAAATGGTTCCAGATGCAGAATCAAAAGATCTAGATGGAGACAAAGTAGATGACGATGAAGCTAAAGTATTTGGCGTCGGCATTCTTGGCATTCTTGGTTTGCTTTTGCTCCTATAACGCTAGTGCTCAAACACAAACATTTGACACCTCTACAGGTGCTCCTACAATCGTTGAACATAATATCAGCGACGATGGTTACGCACAGGTAAATCTAGGATTTTCATTTCCTTTCTATGGAAATACTTATACCACATCCTATATGCATAGTAATGGTGTTGTTCAATTTGTAAATCCAACGACCCATTGGTGTTGTAATGGTATTAATTTAGACACCAATTCAACCCTTAGTTCGTCTTATAACTATGCAATTGCTGTATTATGGACAGACTTGATAGACAATTCAACAGAAGGAAGATTTTACACACAGGGTAATGAAAATTACCAAAGATATCAATGGAATAATATAAGTGAATATTATAACAGTAATCGGAATACAGTAGGTCTAGAAATTCGTCCAGATGGTAGTTTTGATATGTACCATCAAATGATCAACATACAAAACCATGCTTTCACTATTGGTGTTATAGGCGATGCTACACAAGGCGAATGGACACAATATCAATATACAAATCCAGGTGGTACATTATATAATTTTGGATCTTCTACAGCCGATGATAGAGTAACTGGTTGGTCAGCGACAAATAACGTGTATAGTTATAGTGATGGAACTGCTGGTACTGCATCTGCTTCTGATCCTTGTGATAGTGATCCATTATACTCAGAGAATTGTTCTGGTTACGTTCAAGCATACTATAATCAACAGTGTGAACTAGACGCTCTGTATGATAGTGGATGTTCAGGATATGCTGATGCCTACTTTAGTCAACAGTGTTCTTTAGATGCTTTATATAATGAAGATTGTTCAGGATATGCGGAAGCTTATTTCGATCAACAGTGTTCTTTAGACCCTTTATATAACGAAGACTGTTCAGGATATGCAGAAACTTATTTTAATCAACAGTGTTCTTTAGACCCTTTATATGATATTGAATGTACTGGTTATGCAGAAACTTATTTCGATCAACAATGTTCTTTAGACCCTTTATATGATACTGACTGCACTGATTATAATGAAACATATTTCAACCAACAGTGTTCTTTAGATCCTCTTTATAATAGTGAATGTCCTGGATACACACAGGCATACTACGATCAACAATGTTCTTTAGATCCATTATATGATTCTAGTTGTCCGGGATATAAGACCGCTTATTATAATCAGCAATGTAGTCTTGACGCTCTCTATGATACAGAATGCCCAGGTTACGCAACTGCTTACTACAATCAACAATGTAGTCTTGACGCTCTCTATGATACAGAATGCCCAGGTTACGCAACTGCTTACTACAATCAACAGTGTTCTTTAGATCCATTATATGATACAAGATGTCCGGGTTACGAACAGGCGGTTATCGCTAGAAACTGTAATATAGATCCTTTGTTTAGTCCTACATGTGATGGATATGCAGCAGCACTAGCAGCGCAACAAGAGAAACAAGCAGAAGAAACAAAAACCGCTGAAGACGAACAACAAGTAGAGACAGTAGCAGAAGCAAATCCAATAGAAGAGACTGTAGTTGTTGCAGTCACAGAAACAAATAAAGAAGAGATTACAACATCAGTAGTTGAAGTTGAAGGTATTCCTAATGTAACTGTAGTTATACCAGAAGTATCACAACTAGATACAGCAACAGCGGCGTTTACCGCACGAGTAGAAACTTTACAAGCAGAAACTAGACAAGAGGTTCAACAAGCTGTAGCAGCAGAACAACAAGCAGTAGTCGCAGAGATTGAGTCTGAGGTAGAACAAGAAATTGAACAACAGATAGCAGCAGAAGTAGAGACTAATACTGAAGAAGTCAAAGAAGAAACTAAGGAAGAAACAAAAGAAGAAATTAAAGTTGCCGCTGTAGAAGAAAAGAAAGAAGAGAAGAAGGAGGAAAAGAAAGAGGAGACTAAAGAAGAAGTAAAAGAAGAGAAAAAAGAAGAACCCAAAAAGAAAGAAGCAAAGAAGGAAAAAGAAAAACCTTCTAAAGAAGTACGAATTAAACAAGCTATACAGGAACGTATTGAGTCATTAGCAGAAAAGATGGGTGAGTCAGCAGCACTTGAAACACAAGTAGCAGCACAGGCATCAATCGTCGCTATGATGGGATATGTTCCGGGATTTAAAGATTATACTGGCGTGCAGTTACAGGATAAACCTTTTTATGAACAAACACAGATTCCTGGTGGAAGTATACAGGATAACAGATTTATTAGTCGATTCTTGATGAATGATCAGAAGTTTAATGAGTTAGAAAGATCACAATTCAATAATAGGGTAATAGGTACAAGGTAAAATGGCAGAGATAGAATTTGCTGGAGTTAAATTCAAGGGTGGCAAGATGGTTGCTGTCGCAATGGCGCTATCCACTTTAATTGGTGGTTTGTACGGCGCCTTTGAGGTCTATAAAGATTATACGACAATGAAACAAAAGATTACAACATATGTTGCTCCTGATCTTTCTGGCTTCGATAAAAGAGTAGAATTATTGAAACAGAAGGTCGAAGAGTCATATGTACTAGTAGGTGAGGCTCAAGAAACCGCGCGAGATATGCGTACCGATCTAAAGAACGATATGAATCAATTATCAGACACGATATACGAACTAGAGAAAAAGAATTCTGCTACAGAACGCGAAATCAGAGAACTTATGAGATCTACTGAAAAAGATATGAGAGAGATGATTAACTCTGCGGATGATAGAATGGATGCAACGCGAAGAAAAGTAGAATCTGATATTCGCGAACTAGAAGATAGGGTAAACAAGACTATAGAAAAAGCCTTGAATAACCCTCTAAACAAACTATAATTACTTTTCGTGGTCTAATAGGGATTTTAATAATCCCTCCCATTCTTGTGCTCGTAGATCCCAGCTATAGAATGTGTTTGTGTAGAGTTTCTGAAACTGCAATTTTGTTTGCATATCTTCTTCCCAATATGATTCTATAGCCGCATTTAGAACTTGGTAGAACATATGAGCGTGTTGATTCTTATCCTCATCAAATGGATACATAAGAGAAAAGTTAGAAGTAGTTTCTGGAAGTGCCGCTAGAGATGGACAAACTACGCAACAACCAGCACTCATCGCTTCAATCGCAGCAATACAAGAAGTTTCTTGCCATGTGCTGGGGTATGCAAAAATATGTGCTTTTTGTAATGCTTCTCTTACTTCTTGATTGGATACAGTTCCATGGTATGTGATATGTTCATGATCACGACAAATTTGAAATAATTGTTCAAATGGTTCATCTCTCTGTGGCCATCCATAGATATTAAAAGATGAGTATACATCTAGATGAACTCTATCGCCCCATTTTTCAGATAGTTTCTGATAAACAGCTAACAACACATCAAGACCACGGTGTGGTGTAGTGTGATAGATGAGTCTCAATGGACCTTCTTTTGATTTTTCGTGAGTAGGAATAGGTTCAATAGCGTTTCTAATAACAATAGAATCGCTGTAGGGGACACCTAAAACTTTATGATAAGTTGTAAATTGCCAGTGGGATACAAAAACAAGTCGTCTGAATCTGCTCCGATTTCCACTATCACTGAGGTGCCTGGATTCAGGGTCTTCCGCCAAATCGTGCAACCAGAGAATAGGAAGACGATTAGGATCAATATTCCTAACTCTAGATGGAATAATTTGGAATTTATCTAACAACTCCTTTGATAACTTTGAATATAATGCATGTTGCATCATCTCTGTGCCACCCATAGCATTTCTATTCAATTCGTTTGTCTCAATACCAATAGAATTGTTTAACTCGTTTTCATTCATAACTACTTTCAACGACATTCTTAAAAACCTTTAATCAGTATAATAATCTTTGTGATATGGACAATTTAATCTATGACAATTATCTAATGTAGATGTAATAGCAGGTCTTTGACATTCTTCACAGATTTCGTTTTTTCTTGGTACATAAATTTCATCTATAAAATCTGGGTAATCATCTCTTCTATGCGACATAATATCCTCCATTATGATTATAGGGGGAATTTCACCCCCTATAATATATTAAAACCTTTTTGAGATTTTAACACCAACTGTTGTTTCTTGATGTTCTAAATTTCTGTCCATGATAACGTCTGCGTGTGGAGATAGTTGAAACCATTCGGCATCAAGATCCCAAGTAATCTCTGCTTTGTATTCAGATGCATCTTGTGAATCCCAATGTACTAAAGGATACAATCCCACGAGAATACCTAAATTAGTAGCTTCCGCTTCTATACCAAATTCAGTCTTAAAATTTTCTGATTCAACAGAATACATATTGTCTGCGCTAATAATAAAATCAAGACCAGGAACAAGTTCTGGCGCCTTTGTCGTTGATTCTTCCGCCTTTGCTACCGAAACTGTTGTTAAAAATAACAAAGTAACTACAGATAGATATTTAATATATTTAAACATAGTTTTACCTTTTTGTTGTTAATAATATCTCCTTCAAAATTATCATATTATTTATACTTCAAATTTCTCCCAATCCGCCCAACTTTTTAGAGTATCCCAACGAAAGGATCGCCAACCCATATTATCTAGGTCATATACAGGGCGTACTTCTGCTGTCTTTAAAACACCTTCGCCTGAAGGTTGATGTTCTGATGGAATCATATCTTCCTTTAGAGTAGCCTTCATTACACGATATTCACCACTCTTCTTAGTAAACTCAAGACGAACTACACTTGTACGTAAAGCATGAACCAACAAATCACGTTCAAATTCTTGCATTCTCAACTCCCACTATAATGATTATCAATCCAATCACAGAACTCATCATATCCGCCAATATGTTTATCGTTGATGAAAATCTGAGGAACAGTTTTTACATCTGGCACTCTATTTTTCAATTCGTTTTTCCAAACCTCGCTTTCAGAAATATTATACTCAACATATTCAGGAAACATTTCCTGTTTACTTATATAAAGAGTTTTTGCTCTTGTACAATAAGAACATCCATTTTGTGTATATATTTCTAGCTTTGTCATGTCGTACTAACCGCCATTCGAAACTCTCCCTTTGGATCTCCAAACAAGTCATTAGTGCGAACACGAATATGGCGTTTGTTTGTTTCCTTCGTATTTGGATTAGGAATCGTAATCCAAGGATTCTCTAAACGTCGCCACGCCTTCATAATATCATCCAATCGGTCCACTCGCGTAATATTACGTCTGACCGACTTTACAGTAGACCTGTTAACGTTTGGACGTTCACCATTAGATACGTAATGTTTGCCTGAAGCCTTCTTCTTACCCAACTCAGTTTCCTTTCATAAATGATTTAGTTGTCGTAAAATGCGTTCTTTGTTTAGTACTCTTAGTTTCTCTTCCCACTTTGCTGCTTGTTCTCTGTAGTATATATGGGCGTATCTCCATGAAGAGTTTGGAGCTTCTAACAGACATTTAGCTTGCATTGGTTCAAGCCATTGTACGTCTGTTTCATCATGATTTATAAGAGGGATCGTTCCACCATTGAGGTACGGATCTGTTTGTCCACTTTGCGAAACTTGCTTTTTCACCAACATAATAACTCCTATAAGCGTCTACGAAATGAGAACTTTTGTATTTATCAGGCATTGCTTGTGGAATGGGTGTAAACTTGGCTCGTTGAATATTATTTGGTACATGAGATAGTATATCAACGAGTTTCTCTTCTGTCAAATGTTTTTTGTGATATCGATATGTATATTCACTACACAGGGCTTCAAAATGACATTGTAACCAAATGTAATTATTGTTACATTCACGTGCCCATACCGCAGAAGGATGATTGACATGTGATGCTTTGTAGAGACTAGATTCTAAATTATGATTAGGATGTCGCCATCGTTTGATAGACCTACCGTTAGCAGTCTTATCGGTATATTGTTCGCCATCTAGAATACGATGTGCTGTTGATAGAAGTTGTGCAGTTTCCACAATCATCTTGACAACATGTTTATCACACATCATCTGTGCAGATTCTTCAGGACACGTTGATAGAGCAAAAATATTCATCGGTATTCACACCATGCATCAATATTGTTATAGGTATACTCTTCAATATTACGATAGAACTTACCGGGATTGTTCTTGATAGATTCAGCAGCAATAGCACAATCTCGGTAAGAAGATGTTTCTTGTTCGTATCTAATATCACCGGCAAGACCGCCAAATGAGGTTAGAATGATCAGAAAAACTTTCATTGGTCAACTCCTTTACTAATGTAACGTTTTGTTAGTTGTAGTAGGAACATTGAACTTCTGTACATGACGTTTGCTTGCCACGATACCTTCTACGATACCTTCTACTATATCATCAAATCCGTCTTCTGTCAACATTGTTTTGTATATACTCAATGCTTGGGTTAACATTACACCTGCAACTATAAGACCATTACCATTACAATTATCAATGTGTTTTACTGTATTATCAAGTACCTCGTCGTATACCTGTTCGTATCTAATATCACCGGCAAGGTCGTATATTTGTTTCAGTAATTTTTCATCAATATCAGTCATGATGTAATTACCCTTTCATAAATTTCTTTCCAGTTTTTGACGATTGGATATGAAAGATTCTCTTCATTCATATTGAAACCGTGTTCTACTAGAAGAGGTTTCATACCAACAGCTAGACCATCGTCTGCATTCTCTACCTTATCTTCAATCCAGATGTATCCTGAATCTTCGTAGTGTTCTTTAAGATACTTATCTTTTCGAGCACCAGTAGCAAGACAGATGATATTACGAAAAGTGTTCTCGCCGAAAACCTTCTTAAGATTCCGTTCACGTAGCATTGCAGCATGTTTATCAGTAGAGAGACTGGTTACAACATCAAAGACATATCCATGTTCTTCATGGAGTCGTTTGACGTACCAAACGGCATCTCGGAGGGCTGGTAGAAAACCAATTGCAGCAGATTGATTGAATTCTGCTATAAAACTCTTACCTTGTTGTTTTGTGAGACCATATCGAGATCCAATCTCATAATAGAGATCAGACTCTGGACCTTTGAAGAATCCACGTTCATTCATCCAACAATCAAAAGCGTACTCCCAATTCAGAAGTACACCGTCGCAATCAGCGACAATTATCTTTTCCATTATACTACCTTTATATATTTCCCAAACAGTCGTTTCATAAGACATAGGTCTCCATAGAAACTGAACTCACTTTAATCATTATAGTACCATGCTGATTAAATGTCAACAGAAATTTTTTAATTTTTTAAAACTTTCTGGATTGGTATAATCGTAATGAGTCTCATACCAAGTGTGAATGAATTTATTGTATCTTTCAAAATTAATCCAATCAGTGTTATAAGCATTAGATAAAGAATCACGATATTCTTTAGGATTTACCTTCCATGTGACGGTATCATAATCTGCCCTACCAAATGTGACAACTTTCTTGCCGGCTAAGATAGATTCTAACCCCACACCACTGTTTACAGTCACAACCATCTCACTATTTTTTATCAAATCAAAGATGTTGAAATTATCTACCCAAACGCAATTATAACGATTAGCAACTTTTTTTATAGATTCCATAGAACCTGGATTGACAGGATGACCTTTGATAACAACCTTCTTAGCAGTTGTTGAAGCCCAATCTAGGGTCATCTCCAAAGCTTCTTCTACTTTCACGTCACTATGATATATGATAGTCTCATCGTGTGGTATCTGACAAGGAAAAAACACATATGGTTTGAAAGATAAAGCTGTATCGTTTGAACTAGGTTGATCAAACTTTGTCTCACCAGAATCAACTCTATCAAATAGATGGTGTCTTTCAGTATTCTTACTAAGATTTTCCATAGGATAAGATGAAGCAGTAGCGCACCAACCTTTACTATCAATAGAAAAGATATGTGGTATAACCATCTGCATATAATATCTAACACGATTATCTAACCACCAAGTTTGTTCCATCTTGTGTGGTATATAATAAACATCAGCGTCTTTGCTGTGTTCTTTTACAAATTCAGTCGTAATCTGCCACAAAGGAACTTCAATGACTCTTACGTCGTCTTTTAAAACGTCATGAGCATTATATAGTTGTTCAATAAACTTTATCCAATGGACTCGTATTGGAGCGATTGGTCCTCTTTGTTCTGGAACAGGACCTTCTTTAAACATAACGTCTAGTCTAGGCATGTATATATCAACTTGCACTTTTGCGTTCCTCTAGATAGTTTTTTTGATTTTTTCGATTACCTTTGCCAGTCCAGATGATACTGTCTTCATTAAACTCCCAATCAATATACTTAGAGGGCATCTGAACAAACTTCAAGTCTTTTATATTTTGATGAACTTTCCACAAAATGACTTGATCCATAAACCAAATACAGCCATGTTTTTTGATATTTTCCATGAGATTATGTGCCACGGTATCAATGAAACTATAACCCGACTTTCTCAGATACATAGCACCAGCAGCTACATGGGTTCCTTCATTTTCCCATCCTACTGTTCCTGGTAACGGATCTCTTGTGAAAATTGAATAATCACAATTTTTAAAATCGTCCCAATCAATAGGTTTTCTTAGAAATCCATCAATATCAACAATCAACATTTCAGAAACATTGTCTTGTCTAATTATATCAGAAGCAACTATAAATCTAGAACAAGCATACATCATGCGATCTTTTGGTTCAATGTCACTAAAACTAAAATGACACCCGATATGCCAATCAAAAGAATTCTGATTCAGAATCTCTTGTTTCGTTTCTTCGTCACAAAGAATATGAATCCAAGGTGTTTCGCCATTCTTTATCGCACTCTTAGCAAAAGCCTCTCCGTGTTCTTTTAAATAGATGGGATCACAACAGGCGAAAACAATTTTCATGTTTTACCCATCCAATATTCTATCATCTCTTCTAACATCAACTCAAAAGTATAATTAGGTTTCCAATTTAGTATCTTTCTAGTTTTTTCTGAATCACCACAGAGATATTTCAATTCTTCTGGTCTCATATACTTTGGATTTTGTACTACAAAGTCTTCATAATTTAAATCTAGTCGGCCAAAGACATATTCACACATTTGTCGGACAGTATAGGATTTACCAGTTGCTACAATCCAATCGTCTGGATCACTATGATTAATAATTTTGTGCATTGCTCTAACATAATCAGAACTATGACCCCAATCACGACTGCTATCCATATTACCCATCTCAAGTTTATTGAGTTTGTTTTTCTTGATTAGAACAGCGTTCTTCACAACTTTATTCGTTACAAAGTTTGTTCCACGTCTAGGAGATTCGTGATTGAATAAAATTCCGTTACAAGCATGCATATTATATCCGTGTCTATAATGTCTTACAAGATTATAACCAAGAACTTTAGAACAGCCGTATGGACTGACAGGATTCATTGGTGTTGTTAGTCTTTGAAATCCGTCTTCATCTACACTGTTACCAAACATTTCACTAGAAGATGCTTGATAAAACTTTGCTTCTGGACAGAGTTTACTAGTAATCTCTAGCATATTTAAAACACCTAGAGAATTTGTTTTAATAGTAAAAGAGGGGATGTCAGAAGAAATTCTAACTTGACTCATAGCAGCCAAATTATAGATTTCATCTGGTTTAACTTTATTAATGATATCATATAATGAGTGTACATCTAATAGATCGCCGTAATGAAGACCGGCAATTTTATCAGAGAATTTTTCTAATCTTGCACTTTGATTTTCTGCTACACTATGTCTACGGACAATACCATGTACTTCGTAATCAAGACTTAAAAGATATTCTGTAAGATAAGAACCATCTTGTCCACTAATACCTGTAATTAACGCTTTCATTAAAAAACCTCGCTTTTGATAAATCAGGATAATTCTTCCAATCACCACTATCGTCATTATATTCAGGAATCTGGTCCATAATAATGATACCACGAGCGGCGTCTTCTGGTGTCATATAATAATGCCATCCCAAGTATTCAAAGGAATCTTCATCATATTTACCATCTAAATCTCTACCATCGTATCTAATCTTTTTAAGATACTCGTATTCGTTCTTATTGTCAAGTAAAATCATACCACCTCTACCAATAGGTACTCGTTTCTTTAATTGAAAAGAAACGATATGAAATCCACCCATATACATATCTCTTTGCCAACGAGTAGCTCCATCCCATATCCTATAAGGTTTTAACTGATATATACCTGACCATTCTCTATCTTCTAATTTTACTTTAAATCCAGCATGTATTATCTGTTGAGGTACTGAAACATATGTGTGTTTAGGAATAGTAATAGTTGATATATTTTTTCTGTGTCTTTTTATACATTGTAATGCTAGAAAGATACCGTGCGAACAGCAGTCTACAGAAACCGCGTACTTTGATCCTGCGTATTTGGCAACTTTTTTTTCAAACATATCTACTACATCGCGTGGATCTTTCCAATCGTAACCGAGTTCTCTAATTTGGTCTAGCTCTGGTCTTTGTAAATGTTTAGGTAGTTGTCCTATTGGCCATGCGTTATATTCTACCATCAATATCCTCCAGATATGTTCTTATATTATAATACTCGTTACACCATTTTTTAGCATACTTACCTTCGCTAGGTCTAGAGAACATTGGATGATAGTACTCAGAACACCCCTCAAAGAAGTAGTGTATCGCCTGTGCTTTTCTTGTTTTATCTTTGTGTGGCGTAAATGTACCGCCATGTAGAAGATTTGCTTCCCATATAATCGCTTCACCTTTTTTCACGGGAACAGGAGTTCTCTTTCCTTTTTTTATCAAAACAAGATGCTCTATAAACTTCTCATATTCTCTATAGTTTATCTCTTCACCATTCTCTATATCGTCTGGATGTGGAAGACCTAGAGATTCATAGTTATATATATCCCAGTCGTGACTACCTGGAACTACAGACAAAGCACCATTCTCTATAGTCGCATCTTCTAAAGCAACCCATACACCAATCATCATTCTCTCTGGTATGGTATGAAAATGAATACAATCGCTATGTAGTGGTTGATTAGATGGACCTGTAAAATTGATTGTAGAAAACGGAAATGCCTTCTTCATATACCAATTTTCTAGATGACGAAGTATTTTTTCATTCATACAGAGATTGGCGATATTTCTACTCTTTTTCCACGCTTCAAATAATCTGGGCCACTGTGTATATTGATAATGGTCAGATTGAATCGTCTTATTCTCTAGTGCTAGAATGTTTGTTACATCATCATTTATACCATTAATTTCGGCATCAGTCAACTCCAAATCAATGATATCATAACCTTCACTATTCCAGAATTTATTAAAAGTCATAACCTAACTCCCTAGCATACTTATAAGCAAGTTCGTTTGGTCTTTTCTTTACCGGTCTTGCAGGACTGCCA